GGTTAAAATTATGATAGAAAGGTAATTATGAGTACAAAAGTTTCACAATATATGGGCGGTCTAGGTATAGATACTAGAGACGTACTTGGTGCTGCAGCTAATAGCACTGTTACTATCGGTGATGGCTCCACTACTGGCACACTATTTGTTGGTGATGGAACAACTACAAGAGGTTTAACCTCCAACGGTGCAACCTTTATGGGTCAGGTTGAGGGTAATTATAATAGAGTACGTATCGTAACATACACACCAACTAATTCAGTTTATAATCAGATAGGCGATGGTACTTTTAATACAGGTGGTGATTACCATTTTGCAAGATACTTGTCAGCAGATAATATTGCCGTTACAATGAACACGATTACCTATAGCATGAGTGTAACAGGTAATCTTTCTGTAGGAACAAATTCTTCTAATACTGTAGCAATAACAGGTGCATTAGGTGTAACAGGTGAATTAGATGTAACAGGCGGTATTACAGGCGACGGATTAACTATAGACGGAACATTTGATTTAGGAACACTATAAGGAGTAACACATGGCTACACAGCTACAATTTAGACGAGGAACTACTGCACAAAACGATGGGTTTACCGGTGCAGCGGGTGAAATTTCTCTTGATACCGATACTAATAACATCAGAATTCATGACGGTGCTACTGCAGGGGGAGCAGAGATCATTCCAGCTGGTACTATCATGGCTTATGGAGGAGCATCAGCTCCAACCGGATTCGTACTCTGTGATAATTCTGCTATTTCTCGTACTACTTATGCAAAACTATTCGGTTCAATAGGAACTGCTTTTGGTGTGGGTGATGGTTCGACAACTTTTAATGTTCCTGACTTAAGAGATAAGGTTCCTCTTGGTAAAGGTCCTGTTAATGCTACACTTGGAACTACTACTGGTTCTGCAGGAGCTTCTTCTGTATTAACTTCAGCTTCAAAAACTGGTGTTACCACTGCAACTAATACTACCGGCTCAACTGGGGGGTCTACTGTAGCTAATAATACTGGCTCTGATGGTAATGGAGATTTAACAGTTGGAACAACTACTGTAGCATCATCCGCAAAAGATTCATCTACAACCTCTGTTGTTAATTCTGTAACACAGGCAGCCCATACCCATACAATACCCTCATTAACAGTAAACGGACATACACATTCAATTCCTGCACTGTCTGTAGATTCTTTTACAGTGAATACAACTCTTCCTTCAGAGCTTGTAAACTATATTATTAAGTTGTAATAATGTCAGAAAATGTTCGTGAGTTAGACCAAATCCAAACTGAACTTGATAGACTGCACGAGCGATCTCAGTCTAATAAAGCTGGCATATCTGCTCATGAGGCTGTATGCGAAGAACGCTATAATACTATAGTTTCTATGTTTGAGCGTTCTGAACAACGAATGACTACTATAGAAGCAAACTTATCTGAAATTCGTGAAATGGCAACACAAGGTAGAGCTTCTTTAAAAACCCTACTATGGGTAGGCGGTGTTACAGCAGCTTTAATTTCCCTTCTCTCAATGATAATTCCCTACTTTAGATAATGAATAACAACTTCTTCAAAATTAAAATTCAAAGACTTTTAGATAAATTGCCAACTCCAGTTACTTTTAATGAGTCTCAGTGGGCAATGGTTGAGAACTTAGATAGTTCTCGTTTTTGTGTCCACATTGCAGCACGTCGTACAGGCAAATCATATGCAGCTGCTATTTTAGCTTTTGCAAAGCTGCTAGAGCCTGGACAACAAGTAATGGTTGTAGCTCCTAACTTTTCTCTTTCCTCTATTATTTGGGATTACGTAACTGACTTAATTAGACTTCTTGATATTGAGGTTGATAAGTTTAATCAAAAAGATAAAGTAGTAAAACTTATTAACGGGTCAGTATTTAGACTACTTTCAGCAAATAATAGAGACTCTCTTGTAGGAAGGGCAGCCAATCTACTAATAGTAGATGAAGCAGCAATTATACCAAACGATGAATACTTTACACGAGATTTACGTCCTGCTCTCTCAACATTTACAGACAGTCGCTGTCTCTGGATATCAACTCCAAGAGGTAAAGGTAATTATCTTTACACTTATTTTTTAAGAGGAGATGATCCAGAGTATCCAGATTGGACATCTTCTATACATACCTGGAGATCGAATCCGCTACTTTCTGAGTCTGATGTTGATGAAGCTAGACGCACAATTACTAAAGCTTTATACTTACAAGAGTATGAGTGTGAGTGGACTACTACAGAATCGCAAATTTATCTAGATTTAGATGAAGAAAAACATATAGGCGACTATGTTGGTGAGCGTTTTGCAGAAGTAATCGGAGGTCTTGATGTAGGTTATCGTGATGAAAATGTTTTCGTTGTTATAGGCACTGATGGAGATAATTACTTCATTATTGACGAGTTTATCTCAAAAGAGTCAACCACTTCTGAACTTGCAGCAGAAATTCAAGAGAAAATTAATGAATGGGGGATTGATACAATTTATATCGATTCAGCTGCTCAACAAGTAAAAGCTGATTTTGCATATGATTATGATATTTATTGTGAAAACGCAATTAAGTCTGTAAATGACGGTATTAATTCTATTCAAGTTCTTATAGAACAAGACCGTCTCTTCTTCGACACTGAAGGTGCAAGACACACTTACTCTGCTATGAGTTCTTATAAATGGAATCCAAACACAGAAAACCCAAAACCAATTCATGATTGGTGTTCTCACCCTTGTGATGCTGTTAGGTATGCTATCTATACTCACCAAAAAATGAGCAATATATCAATTTATGCTTAGAATTATAGTTTTAAACTACAAAAGACCTGAAAACGTAAAAGCTATATGTGATACTTTTCATCGGTCCTTGCCCATTACTGTTATTAATAATAACCCACAACAACCTTTTGAGTTTCGTTCTAGGAATGTTACTGTGATTAATAATTCTAAAAATTGTTACTGTATCGAACGATGGTTAAAGTGTTACGAATATCCAGAAGCTTTTAAGCTAATACTAGATGATGACTTAGTACCCTCGCCTCTGTTAGTACAAAAACTTCGTCAACGTGATGCTCCTATTGTTGGGATCTATGGTAAATCAGAGGTTCAAAATGCTAAAAAGTATCAAGAATTAAAAGACCACTGGTGCAAAAACTCTCGAGTAGACTTTTTAGTAGGGTCTGTTTTAATGGTAAAACAAGAAGCACTAGATGCAATTAAAACTGACCTAATGAAGTTTAAACATCTTACAAGGGGTGATGATATTGTAGTAAGCTACTTAATCAAAAAACAGTTTAACCTTAATACTTTAGACACTGTTGTAGGCAAAGTATTAAATCTTCCTGAAGGAGAGGTAGGATTAAATCGTAATTCAGATCATTTTAAATTACGATGGGAGGTGCTCCAACAATGTCTGAGTTAAAAAGATTTCCAATAAAATATATAAGAGACTATATTAAAAAAGACTATAAGCTACGTGATGAATGTTTTATCTGCGGTTCAAAAGAAAAACTTGAACTTCACCATCTTTTTTCAGTAAGTCAACTATTTGAAAACTGGTGCACTATAAATAAAGTGACTGAAATTGATACTGTTGAAAAAATTACTTCCCTTCGTGAAAATTTTGCTATAGACTGTAAGGAAAGTTTAGACCATCATAATCTTTATACTTTATGTAAATCTCATCATGTGAGATTACATACTATTTATGGTCAAAGATATTCAAATCATTTAACACCAAAAATTAAAAATTGGTTAGAAATTCAGAGAGAAAAAAATGGCAGATGAAGATAGAAAGACTTGGAGAGAGTGGGCTGCAGAAAAACTTAACCCTGCACAACCATCAATATCTTCTTTAGAACCTTTTGCATTACCAGAAACAATTTCAGATTTTGAACAAGCTTATCGAGAGATTGAGGTGGTTCATCGTGCTGTTGAAATGAATATTAATGCTATGAATGAGATACCACTAATTGTTGATGGTGGTGCTGCTAAAAAAGTAAATAAGATTTTAAACTTAAAACCAAATCCTTTTGAAGATCGCGCTAGATTTTTTAGACGTGCATTTTTAGATTTTCATTTAGATGGTAATGCTTTTTTCTACTATGATGGTGCTGATTTATATTTATTACCAGCTAATGATGTAGAAGTAGTTCCTGACGAGCGTACTTTCGTATCTCACTATAATTATATTGTTTCAAACCAGCAACAGAGTGATTATTACGGGTTTGGTAGAGGCAAACAAACTCGTAAAGCAGAAGCAATTAGATTTGAACCTCAAGAAATTATTCATGTTATGAATGAAAATGAAAACTCAATATTTAGAGGTGTTTCAAAACTAAAAACGATTATTAATTTAATGGAACTTTATTTTTACATGATTAAGTTTCAAAGGCAATTCTTTAAGAACAATGCTCTTCCAGGTTTTGTTTTAACTACGGACAATATTCTTTCAAAACGCGTTAAAGAACGTCTTTTAGAATCTTGGAGATCTAACTATACCACTCTTTTTGATGGGGCTCGTAATCCTGCTATTTTAGATGGTGGTTTAAAGATTGATGAGTTTTCTACCAAATCATTTGATCAGCTAGACTTTGAAAATTCAATTGAACGTATCCAACAAGATATGTCTAAAGCATTAGGTGTTCCTTATGTATTATTAAAGTCTGGAAATAACGCAAATATTGATGCTAATCAAAAGCTCTATTATCAACATACAATCCTACCAATGCTCACACAATTCTGTTCTGCTTTTCAGCACTTCTTTAATGGTGGAGTTACTATTAGACCTGATAAACTTACCGTTCCCGCATTGCAACCAGATAACAGAACACAGGCAGTTTACTACTCTACTCTGGTTAACACAGGAATTATTACCCCAAATGAAGCTCGTGAAGGATTAAGATTTCCAAAAATTGAGAATAATGATACCATAAGAGTACCACAAAACATCACAGGTAGCGCAACTGATGCTACTCAAGGTGGAAGACCCTCAGCCGAGGAATCTATTAATGAGGAAGTACCCAATGAATAAAACATTTTATCTAAACAGTGCTTTCGAAACAAAAGGCGTTTCTAAAAAAGCTCGCGGTTTAAAAATTGCCGGCTACGCTAATACTATTGTAAAAGATCGTGCAGGTGATGTTGTTACTGCAGAAGCTTGGGCTAAAGGAGTGAATAACTTCCTTCGTAACCCAGTTATGCTATTTCAACACAAACATGATTGTCCTATTGGTCGTTTTGATCAAGTTAAGGTTGATAAGAAAGGCATTTTTGTTGAAGGAACTGTTAGTGATGCTGCTGAAAAAAATCACGGTGTCCAAACTCTCATTAAAGATGGAGCTCTAAAGAGCTTTTCTGTTGGATTTAGAGTAAAAGACGGTAAATACAATCGTGAAGATGATTCTATGTTAATAACTGATGTAGAACTACTTGAAATATCAGTGGTATCTGTACCCTGTAATCAAGATTCACTCTTTTCGATTCGTAAGTCTTTTGATTCTGACGATGAGTTAAACGAGTTTAAAAAATCTTTAAAAACAGCTTCTGATGAAGAAGTAAAAATGATGCGTAAAATTAAAGCAGGAATTACCGATATGAGCGAAGGTCATTACCATTCCGTCGAAATGGACGAAAATGGAAATGGTGTTACGACATACGCATCGCACATGAAAAACCATGCTCATAAAATTGTTGCGGGTGTTGTGTTGGAGGCCGAAGGTCATACACATGATATCACAATGGCAGGTATTCCAGTTCATAACGTGGAGGAGGGCGAGGTTATTAACGAGCGTCCCATGTCTCCAACCGAGGAGGAAGCAATGAGTAACTCAAAATCTGAGGAAATTGTTGAAGAAAAAACTTCTCTTGAAGAAGCTATCGTAGATGGTGGACACACAAGTGAAGAGAAATCTGATACAACAGAACTTGAGGTTACAGCTGAAGAAGAAGTAGAAGTAACAGAAGAAAAAACTGTTGAAGATACAGAAGCTAAAGCTGAAGCTGAAGAGATTGAAGTCAAAGCTAACGCCGAGGAAGCTATTGAAGACGAGATGGAAAAGGATGATTCAGAAGAAGAAGAGCTAGTAGCTCGTGATCCTAATGAGTCTATCCCGTTTGTTAATTTGCTTTCCGCAGACGCAGCAAACTCACTTCAAAACGGAGATCTTGTAAATTATAATGAAAAAATGTACAAGGTCGCAAAAATCGCTACCGCCCAATCGCCAATCTATAAATTTTTAGAGGTTGACGCAGAAGGCAATGATTGTGATAATGTTCTTAATGTGAATGCAGATGATCNTTCACAA